TCTGAAGAGGTACCAATTATTGCTATTTCTTCTGCTACCCCAGATGATGTAACTAAACTTGAGACCGTCCCAACTCTGGGTCAAACAGCATGGTCAAGACAGATTGCCTATGATGCTGACTGGGTTTTGGCTCTTGGTCGAGGTACTAATAGTGATATTATTGAATGCGTATTTAGAAAGAACCGTAATGGTTTTATGGGAGAATTCTTAGTACAGGCTGATTTTGACAAGGGATATTATAGATATAAGGATTATGAAGATAAGTCAGTATAATATGCTCCATGGAGATATTTCAACACAAGCCTATAAAAAGGTTTGGCTTGGACGGGATCATTAATGATGACTCTGCCATATACAGATTACAGCAGGAATATATCAGACTACTGGTATCAGAAATGCGACTATCTGGCTATGCCCCAAGATTTGACATTGACCCACAGTTTACATTATCATACAACGAAACAAAAAATTACTTTGAATTTACATTAAGCGTATATGGAATATATGTAGGGAGAAAGAAAGCAGAATGGATATTAGGGATAGACGGAGTCAGACCAATTTATACACAGCCAGTCAAATCAAGAGAGTACTCTCGGGATCTGGCGTAACTGTAGAAAAAGAAGCAGAGTCTGAGTACATAGTATTTTGTCCATTCCACGCTAATCATCGCACCCCTGCTGGAGAAATCAATAAGTTCAGTGGATTATTTTTCTGTTTTTCATGCAGTAAGACAGCAGATCTAATAGAACTTGTAATGCATTTTTCTAATAGAACATATTTTGAGGCTGTTAGATTTATTAAAAGTAAAGAAGTTGAAACAGATATTTTGTCTGAGGTTAATAATAAATTAATTGAAAAAGAAGAGTGGGCAGAATTTGATATGTCTGTTGTTGATAGACTACATGAGCAGGCACTTATTTCTGAAAGAGCAAAAGAATATTTTATTAAAAGAAAGATTAGCAAAGAATCTGTTGTTAAGTTTAAACTAGGATATTCTGAAAACCAAGATATGATTTCTATACCAGTTTATAATCATGAAGGCCTATGTGTTGGTTTTGTTGCAAGATCAATTGAAGGCAAAGATTTTAAAAATACTACTAAATTACCTAAGTCAAAACTATTATTTAATTTAAATAGAGTTAAGGCTGCATCTAAGGTTTATGTAGTAGAATCATCATTTGATGCCATTAGATTAGACCAGGTTGGATTTCCAGCAGTTGCTACGCTGGGTGCAAACGTATCCTCAAAACAAATAGATTTGCTTCAAAGATACTTTAGCGATATAATAATTATTGCTGATAACGATGAGGCAGGCGGTAACATGAAAGAAAAGATAGTTGAAAGACTGGATGGAAATGTTACTGTGATTAACTTAGATAAACAATATAAAGATATAGGCGACATGGACGATAAGTCAATAAAAGAACTGGAATACCAGTTTGACAAATCAATACTATCTATGCTAAACTAGAAAAGAACAAAGGAGAAAACTATGAGCGTTATTAAGGGACTAAAAAATATTAATGCCCTGCTCGATAAGAAAACAGACGAAAGCGGTCCAAAAGTTCGTTGGCTTAAGTTAGCCGATGGACAAGCAGTCAAAATTCGGTTCATTGAAGAATTGGATGAGGACTCTGCAAATTATAATGACAAGCGTGGTCTTGCACTTGTTGTTAAAGAACACACAAATCCAAAAGACTATAAGCGTAAGGCTGTAGATACTTTGGATACAGAAGGCCGTGACTGGGCTGAAGAAATGTATCGTAAAGATCCAAAAGGAAATAGCGGATGGCGTGGACGTCTTCGCTTCTATTGCAACGTACTTGTAGATGATGGCATTGAGGACAAACCTTATGTCGCCATTTGGTCTATGGGTGTAAGTAAGCAATCTTCATTTAACACTATTCGTGAGTATGCTCTTGAAACAGGAAGCATCTCAAATATTGTATGGAAGTTAAAGCGTAATGGTCAGGGAACTGAAACATCATACACTTTGATTCCTTCTGCTCCAGACAAGGAGCCTTTTAACTGGGAAGGCATTGAGCCATATCCGCTAGAGAAAGCATTGCGTCGAGTTCCATATGCTGAACAAGAAGCATTCTATCTCGGATTTGATTCCCCTTCATCTACATCAGCGACGAATATCGACTGGTAGTAGATGAACTACGTACCACTTCATTTACATACTCACTTTTCACTATTCGACGGTATTGGGTTGCCGTCTGAATATGTTGAACGTGCTACGAAGTTGGGTATGCCTGCAATAGCGATTACTGACCATGGCTCCCTTTCTGGCCACAGAGAAATGTATCGTGTTGCCAAAGCAGGTGGTATAAAGCCTATTCTTGGCATAGAAGGTTATATGTGTGAGGATCGTTTTGATCAAAGAGATAAAAATGATCGCACAACTCCATTAGATATGGTTTACAATCATATAATTCTTCTAGCCAAGAACAAGGTAGGATTAGAAAACTTAAACAAACTAAATGAAATTGCATGGACAGAAGGATATTATAAAAAGCCTAGAATAGACTTTGAGATTTTATCAAAGTATAAAGAAGGAATTATTGTTTCTTCAGCATGCCCAAGTGGAATTATTGCTAAATCAATTGAACTTGAAGAACTTGGCATGGCAAAGAAATATATTAAATGGTTTAAAGAAGAGTTTGGTGATGACTATTATCTTGAGGTAATGCCACATAATAATGAATCAATTAACAGAACTATTTTACAACTTGCAGATGAGTTTAATGTAAAGCCTATTGTAACTCCAGACTGCCATCATGTTGACTCATCTCAAAAAGAAATACAAGAATTAAAATTAATTTTAAATACCTACGCAAATAAAATTCAAAAAGATGCTACATATGAAAAGTCCAAAAAGCAGGGGGACTTAATGAAACGTCTTGATTACCTCTATGGCGCAGATAGACAGATGTCGTTTAATAAGTTTGACATTCATTTATTATCATATGAAGAGATCCAGGCTGCTATGGAAAAGCAGGCAATATTTAGAACAGATATTTATGAAAATACAATTGATCTTGCTAATAAGATTGAAGACTATGATATTAAAGATGGGCTAAACCTTTTGCCTGTTCAATATAAAAATCCAGACAAGCAACTTGCTGAATTAGCCTACGAGGGTTTAAAGGCTAAAGGGTTTGCAGACAACAAAAACTATACTAATAGACTTGAAGAAGAATTACAGGTTATCAAAGATAAAAAGTTTAGTCCGTACTTTCTTGTTGTACAAAGTATGATATCTTGGGCAAAGAAAGAAGGTATAATGGTTGGTCCAGGTCGTGGATCTTCTGCTGGATCTTTGCTTTGTTACACACTAGGTATTACAGATATTGATCCTATAGAGCATGGACTTTTGTTCTTCCGATTTATTAATCCAGAACGTAATGACTTTCCAGATATTGATACAGATATTCAAGACTCTCGTCGTGACGAAGTAAAAGATTATCTTGTTAGACAATATAAGCATGTTGCATCTATTGCTACATTTTTAGAATTTAAAGATAAGGGTGTTGTGCGAGATGTTGCTCGTGCACTAAATATCCCATTGGTAGATGTAAATAAGGTTTTAAAGTTAGTAGATACTTGGGATGAATACTGCACTTCAAAAACCACGGCATGGTTTAGAGAGAAATATCCAGAGGTAGAACAATATGGAGAACAACTTCGTGGTCGCATTAGAGGTACTGGCATACACGCTGCTGGTGTTGTCACTAGCAAAAATCCTATTTTTAGGTACGCACCGATGGAGACACGTAATTCTCCTGGCAGCGATGATCGCATACCAGTTGTGGCAGTTGATATGGAAGAAGCCGAAAAAATCGGACTTATTAAAATTGATGCACTTGGACTTAAGACATTAAGTGTAATTAATGACACTATTAAAATTATTAAAGAGCGAGAAGGCACTGAAATAAATCTTTTAGAGATTAATATGGACGATCAAAAAGTTTATCAAATGCTTTCTGAAGGTTATACCAAAGGCGTATTCCAATGTGAAGCAACACCGTATACAAATCTTCTTATTAAGATGGGTGTAAAAAATCTAGCAGAACTTGCTGCATCAAACGCCTTAGTCCGACCAGGTGCTATGAATACCATTGGTAAAGACTATATTGAAAGAAAGCACGGTAGACAGGCAGTTAACTATCTACATCAAACTATGAAGCCTTTTACAGAGGAAACATATGGGTGTATCCTATACCAGGAACAGGTTATGCAGGCTTGTGTCCAATTAGGAGGGATGTCTTGGTCTGAGGCTGATAAAGTTCGTAAAATTATCGGTAAGAAAAAAGATGCAAGAGAGTTTGATGTATTCCAGGAGCAATTTGTTAAAGGTGCTTCTAAGTTTGTTAGTCCTAATCAGGCTCGTGATCTATGGCATGACTTTGAGGCACATGCGGGTTATTCATTCAACAAGTCTCATGCGGTTGCTTATTCTACGCTCTCGTATTGGACGGCATGGTTAAAGTATTATTATCCAATTGAGTTTATGTACTCATTATTAAAAAATGAAAGGGACAAAGATGCACGAACTGAATATCTTATTGAAGCGAAAAGAATGGGAATTAGCATTAAACTACCTCACATTAATGATTCGGATATTGATTTTAAGATTGAGGGCAAGGGTATTCGGTTTGGACTCTCTGGGATCAAGTTTATCTCTGATAAGATTGCAGAACGATATATATCGGCAAGACCTTTTAAGTCTTTTGAAGAACTTAGAAACTTTACATTTACGAAAGGAAATGGAGTAAATAGTAGAGCATTAGAAGCATTAAGAGTTATTGGTGCTGCTACTTTCCCAGACAATCCAAGAAATGATAACGAGATTCGTGAAAATCTTTATGAGTATTTAGGTCTACCAGAATTTACACAAACAGTTCCGTCACACTATCACGCCTTTATTAATCCCGTAGAAGACTTTGAAGAAAAAGGATCGTTTATTCTTATGGGAATGGTTAAAGGTATCAAGCGTGGTAAGGGTTGGTCTCGTGTTGAGATATTAGATAAAACAGGAAGTATAGGTATATTTGATGAAGAACAAACTACAATTGAGGCTGGACGAAGTTATATTGCACTCTGTTCTGATAATAGAATTGTTAGTGCTATTCCTGTGGACGAAATAAAAAACTCAGATGCTGCATTAATTAAATTTCTAAATTATAGAATGCTTCCATATAAAGATGATGAGTTGTTTGTGGTATCATTTAAACCTAGAATAACGAAAGCAGGAAAGAAAATGGCATCGCTGACTCTAGCAGATACATCTAGAGAACTTCATCCAGTAACAGTATTTCCTACTGCTTTTGCTAAGGCATATATGAAGATTGAAGAAGGCCATGCGTATAAATTTGAATTAGGTAAAACTAAAGACGGTACAGTAATATTGGAGGATATAAATGTCGGTTAGCCTTGAAGATGTATTAGCACAATTAAATCCTAAATTAAGAAAAAATATTCTTGTAGGCGATGAAGTTCCAAAGACAGAATATGCAGCAACACCAAGTTTTGGACTTAACCGTGCACTCAATGGTGGTTTGCCATACGGTAGACAGGTTCTTATTTGGGGAAGTAAGTCAAGTGCAAAATCATCACTATGTCTTCAAACAATTGCTTTAGCGCAGAAAGAAGAAAAGATTTGTGCATGGATAGATGCAGAAATGTCATATGACAGAGATTGGGCAGAAAAATTGGGAGTAGATACATCTAAACTTATTGTTTCTCAGGCAAGAACTATTAATGAGATGGTGGATGTAGGAGTAAACTTAATAGAGGCTGGAGTAGATATAATTGTTGTAGATTCAATTACATCTCTACTTCCCGCCATTTATTTTGAAAAAGATTCTTCAGAGTTAAAGCAACTAGAAAATACAAAACAGATTGGTGCAGAGTCTCGTGACTTTAGTAATGCATGGAAAATGCTTAACTATGCAAATAATAAAGTTAAGCCAACACTATTAATTTTAATTTCACAATCTAGAAATAATATTAATGCAATGTATACAAGTCAGCAGCCTACAGGCGGACAGGCTACAAAGTTTTACTCATCTACCGTTGTTAAACTATTTTCTTCTGAATCAGAAAATCAGGCATTGAAAGGAAAAATATATGTCGGAGACAAAGCAATTGAGGAAAAGATTGGAAGAAAGATTAGGTGGGAACTTCAATTTTCTAAAACCAGTCCTGCTTTTCAGTCTGGCGAATATGATTTCTATTTTAGAGGCGATAATTTGGGCGTCGATGGGATTGCTGACCTTGTTGACACTGCAGAGTTAATGGGCATTGTAGAGCGTACTGGTGCCTGGTACCTTCTTCCAGATGGATCTAAGGTCCAAGGTAGAGATGGTTTTGTTGCAAGAGTAAGAGAGGATCTTGATCTACAAGAAATGATTAAGACTAAGATTAGTGGATAAATATACAATCTATGAGGGAAAGTTTCCTTGCAGAACATGTAGAGTAGAAGTAAAAACTATTCGTATTTACCCATCAACTGGCATGGCTTCTTGGATGTGTCATAAAAAGCATTTATCTGAGGTAGAACTTTTTAAGGTAGGATATAAAAAAAAGAGGACTAATGAGCGAGAAAAGTGAAAGTAAAAGGATTAATGCAAGGCAGCATAAAAATTCTGGCAGGGGAATTAAAAAGGGCGATGCTACATGGGAAAACTTTACAGTAGACTTTAAAGAAAGTAAGAAGTCTTTTACTATAAATCATGATGTATGGGCAAAGGCTACCACAGACGCAATTAAAAATAATAATGATCCTGCTATAGTAACAATATTGGGCGAAGGAAATAAAAAAATAAGACTAGCAATCTTAGAGTTTTCTGTTTTAGAAGAGTTAATTAAATCAAATTCTAGAGGGATGGTATAATATATATATGATAAACGCAACCTATAAGCCTAAAAAATTTGGACAGTATGATGAGGTCATTCCTCATATCATAAAGGGATTTTTATCCGATGATGAAGTTAAAGAAATAAAAGAATTAATAGACCACGGAAAAAGTCTTCCACCAGGAGGGTTTTATTCTCCACTGGTTCTTCCAGAACTTGCAAGAGAGCAAATAGAGTTAAAGGTTTCAGGAAAATTATTAAAGAAGATAGAGGATTTTGCTTCAGAATTTGTTGGTGAAGAAGTTAAAATGACTCATAATAGTTATCTTTCATACAACAAAAAACATAACCCAAATGCATTTGAAACCAGAGGTGGTAGAACAGAACTTGCTGTATCTCCTAAACTTCCTCCTCATTTTGATTCAGATAATTATTTTACTAAATTAACAATCGACTATCAACTAGATGCAAATATTAGTTGGCCTATAGTTATTGATACTAATGGAGAGTTACATCGTTTTGATATGCAGTATGGAGATTTATTAGTTTTTTGGGGAGCAGGGTCAATTCATTGGAGAGATCCTATTCTTTTAAAAGAAGGAGATAATTGTGAAGTTTGGACAGCACATTTTGCAGTTCAAAAAGATTTTGATGAATTAAATATTCCAGCACGTGATCCAGAGGCTAGGAAAGTAAGATTTAAAGAATGGAAAGAAAAAAGTAAATTTGATGAATACAACGATGCTTGGCAAGAAAAGATGGCAATTCTAGAAGAAGAGCATGGCAAATTAATATTAAAAAAATTAGATGATAAATATAAGGAAGCACTTAAACGAAAGAACAATAATGTTGGATGAACAAAAAACAACATTAGACTTGATAAATGGGTTATCTGAAATTGCTGAATACATGGAAGATGAAGAGTTTACTGTTGCTTTAACCACAATAGCCAAACTTATTTTAAAACCAGACATACCAATGAATGTCGCTACATTAGAAATAGTAAGGCTTCAGGCAATAGCATCAAAAATGTCACTAAAGGCAACATGGATGGCTAATGTAGACAAATCAAATCGTGGCAAAAAAAATCTTTATTATACTGCAGCAGAGTCTATCAATAATTTAGTGTCTGCTCTCAAATACATAACTCGCTGATATCTGCTATAATTAATTCAAACAAAGGAATATAATGACAAAAAACTTATTACAACAAGTAATGATAAAAAGTTCAGACAAAAATAAAAAAAATGCGCCACAAGAAGATGTAAGTTTTATTGACGGACTTATTGAAAAAATACAGTCTGGATATATGGCTAAAACTAAACCTAAGTTTAGTAAAAAGAGTAATTTTTCTGCATCTGGTTTAACTTATGGCGCTGGAGAATGCCCAAGATATTGGTATCTTGCTTTTGATGGTGCTGTATTTTATGATGACTCTACCCCCTTTGGTGTAGCCAACAGAACAAACGGAACTCTCGGACATGAAAGAATTCAGGAAGCAATTGAAGCCTCTGGGCTTCTTGACTCAACAATGGAGATGGATCCACTTCCAAGAAAATATAATAAACAAACTCATCCCGCAATGGAATTCAGAGTTAAGTTAGACGATCCACCACTTGATGGGTACGGCGACGTAATGCTTAATATAAATGATGAGCGGGTAATTGGAGAAATAAAAACAATTAGCAATGAGGGATTTGAATATAAAAAGAATAGCAGAAAGCCTAAGATGGCACATCTTATGCAGTTGCTAATGTATATGAAGGTTTGGAAAATTGGTAAGGGTGTAATGATTTATGAAAATAAAAATAATCATGAGTTATTAACTTTACCAGTAGTAGTAAACGATCATTACCGTCGGTGGGTAGACCAGGCATTTGATTGGATGAGAACAGTATATAAGACTTGGCAAGATAGGGAATTACCACAAAAACCATATCGATCTAATTCTAAAATATGTAAGGCTTGTCCAATACAAAAAGCATGCGCTGAAGCAGAGACAGGGGTAATTAAACTTAAACCTCTGGAGTTGCTGGAAGATGAAAAACTGTAAATGGTGTGATCATACTTTTGAATCAAATATATCTTATCAGATATATTGTTCTGAAGAGTGTAGAGAGCATGCAACTAAAGAAAAAATTGCACAAAGATATATACACACCAGAAGGCAGAAAAGAAAAAATAAAAATAGAGTTTGTAAGCAATGTGGCTCAAGGTTATCAATATATAATGATGAGCCACTATGCAACAAATGTAATATAAATCCAAATGATGTAAAAAGGGCTTTAAAAGAGATAAAGGGTATGTCAAATGACAAAAGAAAGTAGCCAGCCATATAATATATGTGCTATAGATGCAAGCACAAACAGTCTTGCCTTTGCTATTTATTCACATAAAAAATTGGCTGAGTACGGCAAGATAACATTTGAAGGAAATGATATATATGAAAAAGTTGTTGATGCTTGTAAAAAATCTAAGGCATTATTTTCACATTATAACTGTATGAATGCTATTGTAATTGAGCATACTGTTTTTATGAATTCCCCTAAAACAGCAGCAGACCTAGCCTTGATTCAAGGTGCAATTTTAGGCGGGGCTGGAATGACAGGTATTAATATAATAGGTAAAGTATCTCCCATAACTTGGCAAAATTATTTAGGTAATAAAAGATTAAGTAAAGAAGAACAAATACAAATCAGATCCGCTAATCCTGGCAAATCAGATTCTTGGTACAAATCATATGAAAGAGATTTTAGAAAACAGCGAACAATTAAACTATTAGATATTATTTATGATAAAAAAATAAATGACTATGATGCTGCTGATGCTTGTGGCATAGGACATTGGGCAATAAATAATTGGGAAAAGGCAGTCGGCAATGGATAAAAATATTATTAAAACAGAAGCCATGCTGGAGCATTTATTACTACAAAATGCTATACAGATTGAGGGCTTTGACTCTTCAACAGGAGAAACTTTGTATAGTATTACGGATAAGTTGATAGATGTTGCTCCTGAAATTTATTATGAAATGAAGGTAGAATTTGAAGACCATATGTTTGAAATGATAAAAAGAGGTCCAGAATCAATGCAGTGGAGAGTTAGGTTGCATTAAATATGAAAAAGATGTATACTAGTGAGCCGTGGCTAAAAAAAAGATATCATGTTGATAAAAAATCACCACAGGATATAGCAAAGGAGTGCGAAGTCAGCGTGGAAACTATTTATGTATACCTTGCTAAGTTTGGGCTAAGGAAGTCAAAGCGATGAGTCTTGAACCAGTATTCCCAGATGCAAAAGATTTTAGTTGTCAGGATTTATATTTGCTTACGGTAGGAACAGAGGCAGGAAAAGAAATTTTTGAGACTTGTCATGAAATTGCCCATATGCTTATTAAAAAGAATATTGCTTACGGAAACTCAGCCCTCGATCCTGTTCGTATATTTTCAAAGGCAGGACCAAGAGAACAACTTCATGTCCGTATTGATGATAAATTAAATAGATTAATGAAGGGCACAGAATACCCAGGAGATAATGATATAGATGATCTTATAGGGTATTTAGTCTTATTAAAGATTGCTAAGGGAAAAGATGTCCACTGAAGAAGATTTAATTAAACATCTTGATGAAATTAATAATGTTGTAGGAGAATACCTAAAGGGAAATGATGCAACAAAAATTTCTAAAGATTTGGAGATACCTAGAAATCGTGTAGTCCAGCACATCAATGAGTGGAAGGTTATGGCTTCTGCAAATGATGCAATTCGAGCAAGGGCTAAAGAAGCGCTTGCAGTAGCAGACACACACTACAACAAACTTATTGCAAAGTCATATGAAGTTATTGACGAGGCATCACTTAATAATAATCTTGGCGCAAAAACACAAGCAATTAAACTAGTAATGGATATTGAGTCTAAAAGAATTGACATGCTACAAAAGGCTGGGCTATTAGAAAATAAAGAACTTGCAGAAGAAATGCTTCAGATAGAGAAGAAGCAAGAGGTTTTGATGGCAATTCTTCGTGATATTGCTTCAGAATATCCACAAATTCGTGATGAGATTATGCGTAGACTTTCTGATATTGCTAAGAAAGATGAAGTGATTACAATTGTCCATGATATTTGATGAATTTTTAGAGGCTTTACAAGATAATCACTTTGAAGAAACTCCAGTAGATGCTAAGACATTTGTTGAGTCCCCAGATTATTTAGGTCAGCCAGGGCTTTCAGATATACAATATGACATAGTTCAGGCGATGAGTCAGATATATCGTAAAGAAGATTTACAGCAATTAATGGGAGAAGAAGATGGTGCAAGATACTATGAGAAATACACAAAGAACGAAATTATTCTTCAACTTGGGAAGGGCAGTGGGAAGGACTTTACCTCTACTGTTGCCTGTGCTTATATTGTCTATAAGTTATTATGTCTTAAAGACCCTGCAAGATATTTCGGAAAACCAAGTGGAGATGCAATAGATCTCATAAATGTTGCTATTAACGCACAACAAGCAAAGAATGTTTTCTTTAAAGGGTTTAAAACCAAGATTGAAAAGTCACCATGGTTTGCAGGAAAATATGAAGCAAAGGTAGATTCAATAGGGTTTGATAAATCAATTACAGTTTACTCTGGTCACTCAGAAAGAGAATCTCATGAGGGTTTAAACCTTTTGCTTGCAGTTCTTGATGAGATTTCTGGTTTTGCTTCTGAGGTTGCAACAGGAAATGAACAAGGAAAGACTGCTGATAATATTTATAAAGCATTCCGTGGCTCTGTAGACTCTCGTTTTCCTGATCTTGGTAAGGTGGTTCTTCTTTCATTCCCTCGTTATAATGGAGACTTTATTTCTGAGCGGTACGAAGCAGTAGTAGCAGATAAAGAAGTAGTATCAAGATCACATAAATTTATAGTAAATCCACTATTGCCAGAAGACGATAAAGATAATTGGTTTGAAATATCATGGGATGAAGATCATATTAAATCCTACAAGTACCCTGGAGTATTTGCATTAAAGAGACCTACTTGGGAAGTAAACCCTACTCGCAAGATAGATGATTTTAAAATTGCCTTTATGACAGATCTTGGGGATGCGATGATGCGTTTTGCCTGTGTCCCAACATATGCATCAGATGCATTTTTTAAGCAGGCAGATAAAGTCCGTGCCTGTATGACAGTTAGAAATCCACTGGATCAATTCAGAAGATTTGAAGAAAACTTTAAGCCAGATCCAGATAAGGTTTATTATGTACATGCTGACCTTGCACAGAAACATGATAAATGTGCTATAGCCATTGCACATGTTGAGAAATGGGTTAATGTTCAAGTTATTAAAGATTATGAACAAATATCTCCTATTGTAGTAGTTGATGCTGTAGCGTGGTGGGAACCGAAGGTAGAGGGTCCAGTTAATCTATCAGAAGTAAAGCAATGGATACAAAATCTACGCCGACTTGGATTTAATATAGGACTAGTCACATTCGACCGTTGGCAATCATTTGATATTCAAAATGAATTGCAGGCGGTAGGAATAAGAACAGAGACAGTCTCAGTAGCCAAAAAACATTATGAAGATATGGCTATGCTTGTTTATGAACAAAGATTAGTAATGCCTGCTATAGAACTTTTGTTTGAAGAGTTAACAGAACTTAAGATTATGAGAAACGATAAAGTTGATCACCCCCGTAAAAAATCTAAGGACTTAGCAGATGCAGTTTGCGGTTCTATCTTTGGTGCGATATCATATACTCCAAGGGATCAAAACCTTGAAGTTGATGTTCATACTTTTAGGGGTCAGCCCCGTAGAGTTGACACGATTCCTGAGAACGTGATACAATATAAACCTAGTCAAATAGAAGATATAAAAGACTATTTGGATAGACTAAAAACAATATAAACCAAATGAATAATAAAAGGAGAAAAATGAATTCATTTAAGAAGATCGCCATTGCACTGGTTGCAGCCATGCTTGGCTCATTTATCGTAGTGACACCTGCAAGTGCCAATACCGTTTCTGTTGACGTAACAACTGAAATTGCTGGCGCAGGTACTGCAGCCTCACCATTTACAGTTAAGGTTCCTTCTGATAACGTAGTAAGCGTTGCAGATACCACAACTGCTACAAATAACGAAGCACTAATTATCACCGCTACAGTTGTTGCTGGAACACCAGTAACATTTACTGCAGTTGGTGCTAATACACGCCTCGTCTCTGCAATTGGTTCAACAGTTAATGCATCTGCTGGATCCTCATCAATCACAGTCACACCTGCTTCAACAACAGCGATTGTATATGCATACACAACAACAACTGCTGCATCTGCTGTTACAGTTTCTGTAACTGGTGCAAGCACAACAATTTATCTTAAGGGTGTCGCAGGTCCTGCATATGAACTTAAGATGTCAATCCCTGCTTCAGGAAATATTTCTGGCAAGGTAACTGCAACTCTTGATGTAGCAGATATTTTCGGCAACGCTGTTGCTGATACAGTAACTGTTACCACTCTTGGTGGAGCAACTGCTGGAACTGTAACTGCTGATGCTCTTGTAACAGGTCGTTACACATCAGACATTACACTCCCTGCTACTGCTGGAACTGTTGCTGTTGGAGCATCTATTGCTGCACCAACCTCTGTTCCAACAATCAAGTTGGCAACAACTTCACAGACTGCAATCGTAACAGTGTCTGATCTTGCTGGAGCACTTGCTACTGCTAATGCTGCACTCGCTGCAGAAAAGGCTGCTCGTGCTGCTGATAAGGTAACTGCAGATGCTGCTCTTGCTGCTGCTGTAGCAAAGGCTGCAAGCGATGCTGCTGCTGCTAAGGCTGCTGCAGACGCTGCTGCTATCACTGCTGCTGCTGAAATTGCAACATTAAAGGCCAATGCTGTAACCGCTAAGGTTGCTGCTGATAAGGCCATTGCTGATGCTCTTGCTGCTGCAAAGGTTGCTTCAGATGCTGAACTTGCAAAGGTAAAGGCAGAAAATGCTGCTGCTATCGCTGCAATGAAGAAGGCATTTAATGATCTTGCCAAGAAGTGGAACGCAAAGAATCCAAAGGCTAAGGTTACACTTGTTAAGTAATTAACAAATCAAAAGATTTGGGAGTCAGGAAACTGGCTCCCTTTTCTTTTTTAAATAAAATGTTATAATAGTTTTATTAAATCTGGAGGAAGAAAGGACAATTAATAAATTAACCAGAATATTAACAGCAACTTTATTAGCATTTGGTTTTAACCTATGGCTTCCAGAAAACGCTAATGCCACTTGTGTAAACTTTATACAATCACAAACCATAGCAGCAGCATATGAAGGTGATGCCGAACCTACAGTGCATCATATGGATACTTGCTCAGGTGATGACATATCTTATCAAATACCAATTGCAACTACCGTGACTTTTGACGGGGTACAGTATGAAAACATTTATGCTACAACTAACTCAGTAATTACATTTGGACAACCTGATCCTACATACTGGGCATATCCTAATACACCATCTATCTCCTTATATTCAATGGACTGGTTCCCAGGAGTAAGTAACACATCTGGTTTGGATATATATTATTCAGAGGGCGGATTTCAATTAAATCTAAACATGGTCCCTTACGGTAACTATGGGGCACAACCAAGTACAGTAAATATATTAGTTGCTATTACTAATACTGGCGGTTTAGCAGTGTCCTATAGTTATCAAGGTCCTGAATATCAAAATCTTAGAACAGGGGTAAGGCTTCATAATGGAGACATTGTTTCTTTGGAGGCTTGGGGAGCCACCCAAGTACAGGCTGGTAGTCCAACACCTACCCTTGCTCCAGAACCCATCCCAGAACCCTCTCCAACGCCTACAGAAGCCCCTATAACGCCTGAAGAGCAGCAAGAGCAGGTAGCAGAAGCAGCACAATTGGCTTCAGAAATATCAAATCTTAATAATCTTATTGCATCTATTAATGGCGAAGAAGCAAACGATCCAGAGCCAGAACCTACAACTGATCCAGAACCAAGTCCTGAGCCTACAGATGAGACAGATTTGCCTGAACCTGATGTTGAGGTTGATCCAGAAATAATTACTCCAGAGGATCCAAGATTCCCTGATGATGAAGAGCAAACTGAACCAGGAGATCCCAATCCTTCTCCAAGCCCTGATACCACAGATGGGGAGAACGAAGAGACTGATCCGACTCCAGAGCCTTCAGAAGAGCCTTCACCTCAGCCAACGGATACAGAACCAACTCAAGAGCCTGAACCTGAGCAACCTGTTGACGAAGATCCTGTAGTAACACCAGATAATGATAACACGGATAGCAGCCCTATTTCGGACGAGGAACTTAAGAAGTTAAATAAACTAATTAGTGTTAATGACGCTAAATTAATGTCAGCCGTATCAAACTTTTTAACTGAATTAAATCCAGAGGCTAAGAAAGAGTTGGCAAAAGACCTTGGTATTAAAGCAGAAGAAGTTGCTCTTATTGCAGAGGTAGCAAAAGAAAATCCTGCAGTAGCAGCAGCCGTAGTTGAGTTTGCTGAAAAGGCAGCACAAAATGAAGATGCCCCTATGCCATATACATTAGCAGATGCTGTTACTGAGGTACAGGCAGAAGCATTTTTATCAGACCCACTTGGAGTATTAACAAATATAGATTTGGATAAATTATTAAGCCCAACAGAATGGGGTAAAGATATGACAGATGATCAAAGAGAAAAGGTTCAGGAGGTAGTCATACCTGTTATTTTGGTAGGAAATATTGTTAGTTCAGTTATGTCACTAAGGAGGTTATAATATGAACATGATTAAGAAGGTAGTCAAAGGACTCTTTAAGTGGTTTAAGGCTGCTATTATTGAGAGCATAGCCCAAGTATTTACCATCCTCGGCTTCTTTATTGCTTGGCTTACCCTTACAGGTACCGCCCAGCAGGTAGTGGGAGTAGCCACATTAATATCAATAGCCCTATGGCTTATTACCATACCGCTTCGTGAAGAAAAAGAATAGTATAATGTCGATATGAAGATTCGTCATATTTTATTATCGTGTATACTTGTATTAAGCCTTAGTGGCTGTGGGTATGACGGTCACTATCGCTATCCTTGTCAGGATCCAGCAAATTGGGATGCCAAAGAATGCAACCCTCCTATTTGTGAAACATCTGGCACATGTACAAGAGATATAATTGGAAAAGATGCTTGGGATGAGTATCAGAAAACGAAAGGCAACAAATGAGCAAGCAAAGACTAACACCACAAGATCTTGATGCACGACTTAAATTTATTCTTGGTTGTACATTAGGAGCAATTTTATTATTTACAGCATTAGGTATTTTATATGCTTTGATATTTGTAACTCAGCCAATAGGGGCACAATCAGAAAATGATAAAATGTTTTTCAATGTACTTGGCTCAGTTGCAACATTTATTACTGGAACACTTGCTGGCTTATTGATTGGTCAGTCTGGCGCTAAAGATGTAATGGCAGCACAACTTTCCAATAAAGAGATGGATGCTAAAAATACACAAGCAGATAAAAAACTTGAATCAGAAATTAAAATGGCTGAGGATAAACTTGATGCAGAACTTGATGAAGTTAGAGCAAGACTTGCCAAAAAGCCAGATGGCGCTATGCCAGAAGAACAGCCAGTTGATACAGAGTGGGACAAGGATTAATCATGGCAGAAATGGGAACAGCAG